GATTTTTTGAATGCCCCTGTTTATTTTAAAATAGAGCTTAGAAAATACAGTCCTAAAAGTAACACTTATTTTCAGGACCCCGCATACAAAGAGGAACTTGACGGAATATCAATTTCCACCGCTGAACTTTTTGGAGATGATATTAAGAATGAAGAATTAAAATCTTCCAAGCCTCAACAGTATGCAACCACTATAACACAGATGGTGCAAGACCCGATAAGATCGTATATTTATAAAGGGCTTCCTGTTATAGAATACGATCTGAATAACAACTGGACAATAGTTCTAAATCAGTACTACGATCTCTCTGATGCTTTTGACGAAGTTTCTGAATTTGAATACGAGCCACAAAGATATAGAAATGCGGTAAGATACAAGGTTCTACCGAGCCTTTCTGCTGGGGAAGAGATTGCTTTCACCGCATGGTTTAGCATTAGAGATTTCTATGACTATACTAAATTAGCAAAAAGACCTTACTCCATTGTTGGGTTAACATTAGAGTCATACGATGAAAACTACCTATACTTCAACTCATATCCAGCAAAGCATAAATTATCACAATGGAATTCTTATGCGGATAACCCCGAAGGGTATGTTGCAATAAAGGGTGATAATCTACATAGTGGGGGATATGAGGTTGTTCAAGTTATAGATGAGTATAGATTTACTGTCAAAAACTTATCACTAACATTTTCTGAAGGAACTATAGTTTGGAAAATGCAAAAAGCTCAGAGCCGAAATTTTATAAGTGGACTTTACATTGTTGATAACTTATACGTTAAAGGATTTAGAGCCGATCTAATTCACTCTGGTGTGGAGGATGAAGAGGCAAATTCTTTTATAGGGCAGGGAAGTATTGTTATAAAACTTAATGATCTTACAATTAATTCTAAACTTCAGTTCCTGCCTGAATATGGAAGCTGGTATGGCTTAGTTGTAAATGTTTCAAATAAATACAAACAGATCTCTATTAATGTTTGGGAATTGACATATGATCCGGTTGATCCCAATCAGCAATCGTCTAAACTTAAAAAGATTCATGAAGACATTAGAATGTTTAATGATCCTATAATTTTCTCAGCTCCTTCTAGTATAGTGACTGATACCTATAGTCCATTCTACGGAACTGATGATAACTCATATAAGATATTTACCAGTCCTATGTACTTGAGTAATGTTAGATTGTTCAAGAACATGATTGATATAGATGATCAATCTATAATTCTAAATCAAAACATAGTTAGAGATGCTCAACTAGCTCATATTATAGATAACGCTAAATCACTTTTAAACATTCCTAAATTCGCTAGAAATAGATAATATATGCCTCGTAGAAAACCCAAACCTGAAAAAGTAATCCAGGAAAAAATAAAAGAGAGCCTCGACGCAATAATAATGGAGGAGTCATTGGATAGTGTCAGCGTGGCACCGAATACTGATGAACTGCCGAGATTAAAAACAACCGAGATGATGAATTTCTCGGATGAAAAAATGTCTGCTCTTTCTGATGCTCAAGCTTTACTTGATTCTATAGCAAGCTTTTATGTGGACCCAGCAGTCTATGGTGACTCAGATCATGTTAATCTGAAGAAAAGAATGGATGCTGCTAATCTGTCTGCTATGATGTTCCAGCTAAAGTCAGCACAGCATGCCATAACTAAACTCCTAGAGGAGATAGATCTCGGTAATATGCATCCTAGACTTTTTGAGGTTTTAGCCCAGCTTCAATCCCAAATCATGCAGATGCCTAAAGACTATCAACAGTACCTTGAGAAGCTTGAACAGAATTACAAGAAGACAAAATTGGAAATAGAGGAGAAGAGATTCGCTGGCGGGGTTTTAATGGATCCAACAGATGGGCAGGGCGGATCATTTACTACCAATCCTCAATCGATGGGATCTTCAAATGGAATAAAATCAAGAGGGACCAGAGGTCTAATGGAGGGTCTTAGAGATATCCTAGGCTCAGAAATAGTTGACGTTAAACCGGTGGAGGTTAATCCTAATGCTGTTGTGAATGCCAGGGATAAGAAGATAATAGATGCTCAGAATGGCATACATTCTGAGAGCGATGATGATATGGAAGGCGGGTACATTATTGATGACGATATACTAGAATAATATGGCGGATAATCTTTTAGATAATGAGCAAGGGGTTGAGCAGGAGAGTAGTTATTGGTCAACCGAGAGAATTAATGAACTCTTAAGGAAAGTTGATGAGGAGGGTCTGGATTACAAAAGCGTTGATAATCCATTCCATGATAACAATCCTGATTTAAAAAGGGCTAACGTTCTATGGGAGTATTCACCGGATGAGATAGTGGAAATGAAGAAGTGTGCTATGGACGTAACCTATTTTGCTAAATATTGCCAGGTTATGACCGACGAGGGTCTTGCGTATATCAATCTCAGGGATTATCAGCAATCTGTTTTAAGGGAATACCAAGCACACCGATTTAATATATTTTTAGCACCTAGGCAAGTTGGTAAATCTATAACCTCCTCTATAATATTAGTTTGGTATCTGCTATTTAATCACGATAAGAATGCTATGATTCTAGCCAACGTTGGTGACACAGCTGAGGAGTTGATGGATAAAATTAAATCTATTATCAAGGGACTTCCATTTTTTCTTAAGCCTGGAATGATGGTGAACAACGTGATGTCTATGAGATTTGATAACGGTTGTAGAATTCTAGCTAAAACAACAACTAAAACCTCAGGTATTGGTTTTACCATTCACTTTTTATACATGGATGAGTTTGCTCATATCAATCCCAACTTTATAGAGGCTTTCTTTAGGTCCACATACCCAACGGTATCTTCGTCTAAGGTTTCTAGAATCATTATAACTTCAACCCCTAATGGGATGAATAAGTTTTATGATATCTACCAAGGTGCACTTACAGGTGAGAACACCTTTAATCCAATCAGAGTTGACTGGTGGCAGGTTCCTGGCAGAGACGAAGCTTGGAGACAGAAAGAGATTGGAAACCTGGGGGGTGAAGAGCTTTTTAACCAAGAGTACGGGAATCAATTCTTAAGTTCATCTTCCCTCCTATTAGGCTCAGGAGAGCTTAAGAAGATAAAAACTAATGAGACTGAGTATGTCTGGAGAGAGATTGATGCTATCCATAATGAGGATATACCCTATGAAAATCTTATATGGCATCCTAAGTTCGGAGTCGACAATGCTAACTCCCCTGGAAAAAAATTTGTTTTATCTATAGATCTTAGCGCTGGTGTCAAGGGAGATTTCACTGTAATCAATATTTTCAAAGTCACCCCACTGCCCAAGCAAATAATAGAAAAAATCACAGAGTTCGATGATGAGTCTGATTTTTTTGGACTTGTGCAAGTTGGGGTGTTTAGGGATAATGAGATAAAACTAGAGGAGATGGTTAAACTCGTAAAATCCCTAATTATTGGGGTTTTCGGGATAGATCGGGTTAAACTGGCAATAGAGATGAACTATAAAGGTGAGCTCCTCTACGATAAGCTTTTTTCAAATGACGATTTCTACGAGGGCATGTTCTTATTTACTAAGCACACGGAGAGTGCTAGAGTTTTAAAGCCAGGTATCAAGTACAATGAAAAGAACAAAATGAAATATTGCGAACTTCTTAGAAGCTTAATCAGGGAAGATCGCATTTTGATAAATGATAAAAAATGGACCATTCCAGAGCTTTTCACGTTTGGCCTAAATAACAGAGGCACATATTCTAGCCAAACCGGCCATGATGATGTTGCTATGACGCTGGTCAATTTGCCGGCTCTCTTTGATGGTTACGATTTCAACCAAATGGTGGGCGAGGTTTACGATGAGCTTGATAATGCATACAAGGAGTTAATAATTAGAAAACTAGAGGGCCCAGAAACAACTTCTCAGGGTGATGAATTCTTCAATCCCCGACAGATAAAGGCCACCAAAGAGGGCAAGGGATATATGGATTTTAATAAATTAATGTAAATCCCCTGTTAATTGACCCAAATATTCGGCTTCCTATTTTGATATATAGTGTAGAAGCAAAAAATATCTTAAAAACTAATGGCAAATAAGGTAAAAATAGACTACTCACAGTTCAAGGCATCAGGTGTTTATACTCTAGAATTCGATGCCTCACAAAATGTGATCTTGACGTCTCAGACGGTTAGATTAGTGGTGGGTTTTTCAAACAAAGGACCTTTCAATACTCCCGTTTACATCCCGGATGCAACAACTATGATTTCCATATTTGGAGACATAGACAGAACCCTAGAAAATCAGGGATCTTTCTTTCATAGATCAATCTTAACGTGTTTAAATGTTGGGCCTGTTTTTGGTCTAAATCTTTTGAAACTAAATGATGATGTTGGAAGTCCGGACGCTGACTATGATACCTACAGAGCTTTCTCTTTAGATACTGAAGAGTTCAATGGGGTCTTAACACAGAAGCTCTATTCATCTTTCTATAACAAAGAGAGATTCTGGTTTGCAGATCCAGCTTATTTCTTAGCAACTTTAAGTGTTTCTGATACTGGAAAACTTTTCAGCTTGGTTAATCTTGGTAAATCCCCTCTGAGTACAATAATTAGAAAATCTACAGATTCTTCTAAGCCACTAAAAGGATATGATATTTTTGCAATTGATTGGTATGGAGCTAATAATGTTCCTAGCTTCATGCACCCATATGACTACATGTCAGATTACTTCATTGATGTGATAGCAGTTTCTGGTGATTGGACAAACTACCCAGCATTATCTGTTGATCCCAAATGGAGCAAATATTTTACAAACACCGGATTTATTAAAAGACAAATTGATAATTTCTTAGCAGAGCAGGATGTTAATATCATTACCTCTGTAACTGGATGTATCATTCCTGATTTTGTTGATCTAAACGGGGTAAACCAATACATTCAAACCTTAATAAATAGTAATAGTCCATCATCAGGCCTTTTCTGTGCTATTGACGCTAAAGCATTCGATGATATTTGCGCTAACCCTTCTAGGATAGATTTAGTGGGTAATCATCTAATTGACGAGTTTACTGGCGATAAAGATCTATCTGAGCTTAAAATAGATCTTTTAAGCTACGACCAATCTTTAGTTACTGACTTCCAATATACTCAAAATGTAGTAGGTGTAACGGGAGATGGAACTTATTCCGTAAGCGGTACAAAAGCAGGAACACTGTTTTACTTAAGTCAGAATGGCGTAACAGGTGCAACTGCAGGTGTTGGTTCGGCATCTTTTTCTCCTTATAATCCAGCAGCATTAGATACAGGCTATCACTTTCTTATAACCTCTGGTACAAGTGGACCGAATGCAAATGGTAATATTACAGCAGCCGCACAAAAAACAGCTCTTAATTCTTTCTTAACTGTAACTTCTTCCGCTGATCAGAAATTCGTATTAGGATGGGTTACTGGTATATCAGGTCTTAGTGATCCTCTTATAAGTCAATTCTCTAATGGTGATATAGTTAAGCTAAAAGTTGTTTCAACCAGCCAAGTTGCAGGGGAGCTTAAGATTCTTTGGTCTCATCCTCTAGATACTGCTTATTACAGAACACAAGGTATAGCTGTAGCACCTATTTCTAAACTGACTTCATATAACACGGGTGCATCTGGAAGTAATCCTGGTTTCTGGTCGAATGCTTACCAATTTGGTAACTCTGATTATGTTGATATAGCCAGTGCTCAAATTCCAGATGGGTCAGCTTCATATTCAAATGTTTTAGTGGGATATAACGCATCTTCTCTTTATAGTGATGTTGAATCTAGCGTTCTTGGTGATGGCGATCAAGTTTGGACATCCACATCTGGAGCACCAATCCAATATTTAACTTTTGAACAAAACACAGATAGAGATCAATTTAATTATGTTAATGCTAGATCTCATAGCAATCCATCTTTAGCTTCGAGTACCGTTAATAATATCGTAAATTTCGGAAGCACCTATGCTAGCTATAATGTGGGTTTACCTGTGCCTTCTCCTAGATTTGATATAATATCTCAGAACGGAACTATCAATTCTTACATAGATTGTACTAGAATAGACGTTACAACTTTCTTAGTGAGTGAGGATGGAAATGGATATGTCCCTTTTGCAGTTGGCGATTTAGTTGTATCTACTGATTTGGATATATGTCTTACTTCATTAAGTGGAAACAGACAAAACAGACTTGCTAAGATTACATCGGTGGCTCAAACAACAACCTCCGGTGTTTACAGAGTAACATCTGCTAGGCCTGTTCTTTACTACGGCGGTAATAATGGAATGACGAGAGTTCAGAAATTCCAGTCTATCGCTCAATTCACAACATCATTTGATTTCACATACCTTAAGGGATTCACATTAACTGAGAATCACAAACCTAATGGTTCGGATGCAAGAATTAGTGAATTGTTAGATGTTCTTTATGAAACGAATATTGCTAAAACATTGGCTCAGAAAGATGTGATATCATTCAGATACATTATCGACACCTTCGCTGGTCAGATTTTGCCTAACTCTAAATACCAGTTAAGTAGATTAGCCCAGCTTAGACAACAAGCAATGTCTATCATAAATGCTCCTTCTATGGATCAATTTAAGGCTAGCACAGATCCTAGGTTCACAAATGCACCTACTGCTTCTAACCCTTACCCAAGCTTAAATACTTCTTATATTGCAGATGGAGGCAACTTATCTCTAAATCCAACATATACATTTAGCTTGCCAACAGAAGATTCTGGCTCTAAATTCTGCGGATTTTTCTCTCCCTACATCACAATAAGGGAGAACAATAAGAACCTAAACGTTCCCCCAGCTGCTCTTGTTTCTAATAATTTCGTTAGAAAATTTGCAAACGGAGAACCTTATGCAATTATCGCAGGCCAGAAAAGAGGAACTCTTAGCGGTGGAAATATAGTTGGGGTTGAGTATGATTTCACAGATGAAGATAGAGGAAATTTAGAACCATTCGGTATTAATCCAATAATTAAGAGAAAAGGAATAGGTGTAGTTATATTCGGTAACCAAACTGCTTATCAGCAAGTTAATTCAGCTTTCAACTTACTACATGTTAGAGATCTTCTGATCAGTATAGAGAGTGACGTTAATACAATTCTTGCTAACTACTTATTTGACTTCAATGACGATTCGATAAGATTAGAAATCAAGACACTTGTTGATAACTACTTAGATGGAGTTAGAGCTGGAGGTGGCATTTATGCTTATCAAACTATAATGGACTCTTCTAATAATACACCAGCTATCATAGATATGAATATGGGTATTATCGATGTTATCGTAGAACCAGCAAGAGGGATACAGAAGTTCATTAACAGAATTACTGTTACAAGAACAGGAGGTATAGCTGCAGGAGGATTTATCCAATTCGTTTAATGAATTGGTTCCTTTTTAAAGCTTAAGATAAATATAATAAGATATGGCAGGATTATCACATTATCAAAACTCACTTTCAGCGATAAACAAGTTTGAACCTGTTTATCTCAACCAGTTTGAGGTTACAATTTTACCCCCAGGCGCAGTTGCGGGCGGGGAAATACTGCTTCAGCATGTTAGTAAAGTAAGTGGTCTTTCTTTAGACAAAAATCCGGGCATTACGACTCAAAAGTACAAATTTGCTAAAAGAAACTATGCCGGTGCTAAGCCAGAGAATACCTATATGGATTTGAATTTGAGCTTCACAGTCAACTTAAATGATGACAACTCGATGTATGTTTTTAAAACATTAAGACAATGGAGTGATCTTATCTATAATCCACTAACTGGTGCGATGGGATTGAAAAGAGATTATACTGGAACTATTGTTGTCTCTGTTTTTAACAAAGCAGGAGATGTACACAGAAGAGTA